ACCAAAAGGTAAAGCGGAACAGTATCTCCGTGATGTGATGATTAAGTATAAGAACAAAATTGTTTACGATGCGGCTACTGGTGAAGTCCGTGATGACCGTAAACACATGTCGATGTTAGAAGACTTCTGGTTGCCACGCCGTGAGGGTGGTAAAGGTACAGAGATTACAACATTGGCTGCAGGACAAAATCTTGGTGAATTAGCTGATGTAGTTTACTTTAGACAGAAACTATTAAATGCATTGAATGTACCTATCAGTCGTTTAGAACCACAACAAGGTGGTATGATTGGTCTTGGTAGAACAACTGAAGTTACTAGAGATGAAGTTAAATTTGCTAAATTTGTGGCAAGACTTCGTAATAAGTTTTCACAGATATTTGACTATGCGTTAAGAACACAGTTATCTTTAAAAGGTATTTGTTCTGTTGAAGAATGGGATAACTTTAAAGAAGATATCTATTACGAATTTAAGAAAGACAATAACTTCACCGAAATGCGTGAAGCAGAATTGTTAAAAGAAAGAATGTCAGTTTTGCAATTAGTCGACCCATACATTGGCAAATACTATTCGTTGAATTGGGTTAAACAAAACATCCTTCAATTTACTGAAGAAGAAATTGAAAAGATGGATGAGGAGATGAAAGATGAAGAAGACAAAGGAATTGGCGGCCCTACTATCCCGGCCGATGCCCAAGGACAAGGACAACAAGAACCTGAAGCAACACCAGAACAATACCCTGCCGAAGACAACACTCAGGAAGCAGACTCCACGGAGTCGTTAACACCGATGTTAGACAAACAGGTAGAGAAGTATTCATCTGGACTAAATAAGCGATAAAAGGAGATTATAATGGAAACATCACAATTCATTGACCAATTAAGTGCTGGTGATTCAGCAGAAGCAAAAGAAACTTTAAACAATTTACTTTCTACAAAAGCATTTGAATCGTTAGAAGCTAAAAAGGTAGAATTAGCAAGAAACATTTTTAATGGCTCAGAAGATTCAGTAGAAGTACAGGATACAGAAGAAGTTTAATGAAATCACTATTAGATTTTAAAACTATCGTTGAAGAAGAGAAGTCAGATTATTCAAAGTTTGACATGTTGGTTCGAGCCGGTCTTGCCAATAAGGCACAGATACAAAGAATCCACAAAATCTTGGACAAGATGCAAGAAGAAAGACCTGTGTTCAATAACGCAGATAGAATGATTCTTCAAAATATGTTCAACAAAATGGTAGATTTGATTTCTAATAATAAACAAATTTTTTCACAGGCAAGAAGAGCTGTTAAAGAAGATGTTGAGGCAATTGAAGCAGAAACTTTAAATGAAGAAACGCAAGACAATCCAAAAGATCCTCCTTTTGTGTTGTTGTTGAAAAGAAAAGCAATTAGAGTATATCCAGATAAGACAAAAGTTGCTTTATATCATAATAAACAATTAGATAAATACTTCTCGGTACCATATGGTCCAGGCGTTGAAGGTTATGTTCAAGCCGAAGAAACAGAATTAGAAGAAGCAGTTGATGCAATTGGTCAACTGCAAAAGATTAAAGATAGTCACAGTCACGGTACTGTAAATCATAAAGATGGCACAGCAAGTAAAATAGATGTACAAACTGCACATGCCATTTTAACAGTACATAAGAATTTGAATGATGAGAACAAGAAAAAGTTTTCTGATATGGTCGCAAGGTCATCACATCATTTGAAAAAGGCAGCAGACTTTTCTTGGAAGCAAATGAAGTGAGATTTGTTGATTTAATATTATCAAACAAATTAGATGAGGCAAAAGATATTCTAAGGTCTCGTTTGAGTGAAATCGTCTCCAAGAGATTACAAGAAGCAAAACGATATGTCGCAGAAGACATGTTGGAAGAAGTAGAACTTGATGAAGCAAAAAGAAATACAAACATCATCAAGATGGGTAGAATCAATAAGATTCGCCGAAGAGTTAGAAGAAATGCCAAAGGCAAAATTGTTGTACAGAAGAATGTACGAAAGTCTGGCATTAAAGGATATAGAATTTCAGGTAATACTGTAAGAAGAATACCTGCAACAGCAAGATTAAAAAAGGCTCGTTTATTGAAACGGTCATGGAAAACAACTAGAAGAGCTAAATTACGCCGAACTCTATTGAAAAGAAAAATGTCAATGAGAAGACGCTCATCATTAGGACTAAGATAATATGCCATTCGAAATAACTAACACACAAAGGTCAGCATCTATCATTAGAGTTGCTGATACCGGAACTACAACAGTAGCTTTGGCAAACTTAGCGATTAATGCTAATGAAACTGTTACTTCCGCAAACATTAGAAGATTGACTTGGTCAACCAATGGCAATATTCAAATCATTAGGAATTCTGTTCCATTATTGATGTTGCACAATTCTGGTACAATGATGCTTGACGAACTAAATCATACAGTAGCAAACAACAATTCATCACCAATTGTTATTACAATTAACACTGGTGGTTCTGTTGTTATGGAAGTTACCAAAACAGCAACATATGCAACTGAATTAACAGGAATGTAAGATGAAACTAATTAGAGAAACCGTAGAGAATGTAAAATATCTTACCGAAGCTTCAGAGAACGGTAAAAAGAATTTGTACATTGAAGGTACATTCTTAGTCGGTGATAAGATTAACAAGAATAATCGTATGTACGAAATGCGTACTTTAAGAAATGAAGTTGAACGCTATAACGAAGAATATATTAAGACCAATAGAGCACTTGGTGAACTTGGTCATCCAGACACTCCATCCATTAACTTAGAAAGAGTGTCACACAAAATTGTTTCTCTTGTAGAAGACGGTAATACTTTCTACGGAAAAGCATTAATTCTTGAAACACCATATGGTCAAATTGTTAAGAACTTTATCGATAATGAAGTAAGTATCGGAGTCTCTTCTAGAGCTCTCGGTTCTGTTGTTACCACTAAAGAAGGTTACAACCTTGTACAAGATGATTTGAGACTTGCAACAGCGGCAGACATTGTGGCGGATCCTTCTGCTCCAGGTGCCTTTGTCAACGGCATCATGGAAAATAAAGAATGGATGTTTGTTGAAGGACACTTCGTTGAAGCAGACTTTGACAACGCAAAAAGACAAATACAGAGAGCATCGTCTAAACAAATAGAAGAAGTTGCTTTCAAATTGTTTGAAAATTACCTCAGAAAACTTTAATTTTATAAATAAGAAATCATAAGGAGATTCCTAATGGCAACAAATAAACTAATGGAAGCCGCAGCAGACATTCTTGCAGGAAGCAAGAAATCCGCATCTGGTGAGCCAATGAATAAAGCCGATGCCCAAGTCGTTGACTTAGGCGGACCAACTAATCAGAATTCCAAACCAATGGATGATTCTGCGAAGATTGACGCCGCTAAAGCAATTAAAGGCAAGGCAGCCGCCCCAACAACAAAACCATCAGATGCTTCATCTAAGATGGAAGAAATTGAAACTGAAGAAGAAATCATCGCTGAAAAAATGCATGATGATGAGAAGAAAGAAGAAATGAAGAAAAAGATGAAAGAGGATGTTGACGCTCTCTTTGCTGATGATTCTACCATTTCAGAAGAATTCAAATCTAAAGTTTCTACAATTTTTGAAGCTCGTGTCGCTGACCGTGTATCACAAATTGAAGAAGAAACAGAAGCAAAATATGCTGGCATGCTTGAAGAAGCAGTTGAGTCTATTCGTGCTGACCTTACCGAAAAAGTAGATGACTACCTTTCATATGTTGTTGAACAATGGATGAAAGACAATGAAATCGCTATCGAATCTGGTCTCCGTTCAGAGTTGACAGAAGACTTCATCGCTGGTATGCGTAACCTATTTGCAGAACACTACATTGATGTTCCTGCAGAAAAAGTCGACCTCGTTGACGAACTTGCTGGTAAAGTTGAAGAACTCGAAAGCAAACTCAATGAAGAAATCGAGCGTGCAGTAGACTTAAAGAAATCTTTAGTTGAGTCACGCAAAGTAGAAATGACCCGTGAAGTATGTGAAGGTCTTACCGACACTCAAGTTGAAAAAATCAAATCACTCGCAGAGAGTGTAGAATTCTCCACAGAGGACGAATACAAACAGAAACTTGAAACAATCCGTGAGAACTATTTCCCTTCTAATGCTAAGAAAGCAACAGAAGCACAACTGCACGAAGAGTTTGAAGAAGAAGAGGCAAAGAAAGTCATTAATGACCCATTCGTTGCTGCTGTCTCTCAAGCCATTTCTAAAACAAAAATTTAATTAGTAAACCCAAGGAGATAACACATGTATTTGTCCGAATCATTACAGAAAAAATGGGAAGGTGTTCTGGATCATCCAGACCTAGCCCCAATCAAAGACCCATATCGTAAGGCTGTTACAGCAGTTATTCTTGAGAATCAAGCTCAAGAAATGCAAAAAGCAAACGGTGGTTATTTGAACGAAGCAGTTCCAACCAATTCAGCATCTGCTGGTTTGGGTTCAGCTGGTGCAACAGGCTTCTCGTCTGGTGCAACATCAACAGGTCCAGTTGCCGGTTTCGATCCAATCTTAATCAGTTTGGTTCGCCGTTCACTACCTAACTTAATCGCTTATGATGTTTGCGGTGTGCAACCAATGACAGGTCCTACAGGACTTATCTTTGCAATGCGCTCTACTTACGCATCTGCATTAGGTACAGAAGCTTTCTACAACGAAGCTAACACAGGTTTCTCCGGTCTTGGTACCGCTCAAACTGCGTTGACTGTTGGTGGTCAAACTGCTAACACATTCGTTGCAAACGGTGCAGGCGTTGCCGGTATGTCTACTGCTCTTGCAGAAGCATTGGGTGATGGTTCTAACACCTTCCAAGAAATGGCATTCTCTATTGAGAAAGTTACTGTTACTGCAAAGACCCGTGCTTTGAAGGCAGAATACTCAATCGAACTTGCTCAAGACTTGAAAGCAGTTCATGGTTTAGATGCAGAAACAGAATTAGCAAACATCTTGTCTGCTGAAATTCTTGCAGAAATTAACCGTGAAGTTGTTCGTACAATCTACTCTGTTGCTAAGACTGGTGCTCAAGTAGGTACAACTACTGCTGGTACATTCGACTTAGATACAGATTCTAACGGTCGTTGGATGGTAGAAAAAGTTAAAGGTTTGGCATTCCAAATCGAAAGAGAAGCCAATACGATTGCTAAAACAAC